GGAAATACAGGAATTTGCAGGTGACCTTATATTCTTAGGTCCTGATGGGTTACGTACTGTTGCAGGTACTGCAAGAATTGGTGACGTTGAATTGGGTACTATAAGTTCTAATGTACAGTCTTTGTTTGATTTAAATTTAGCTAATTCAGGAAAATTTACATCGATTGTTATACCTGATAAAACACAATATAGAATATTTTTTACAAAAGCAAGTGTAGGTGAAAATTTAACAGAAGGTGTTATATGTGTTTTAAAAGGACAACAGTTTGAATTTTCAGAGATTAGAGGTGTAAGACCGACAGCAACTGATACGTTTGTAGATCAAGGAAATGTAATTGCTATACACGGATCAGGTGACGGTTTTGTGTACAGACAAGAGCAGGGTAATGATTTTGATGGCACAGCTATAAACGCTAGATACAGAAGTCCTGATCTTACTTTAAATGATCCGGGTATAAGAAAAAATATGCAAAGGGTGATTGTAAACTTTTCACCTGAATCATCTATAGATGCAGATTTATTTCTTCGATATGACTACGAATCTAAAGAATCTGCAAGACCTGCAGCGTATCCTTTAGACTCAGCAGATGTAGCTGCAATATATGGAACAACAAAATATGGTTTAACATCAACACCAAAAGGAACTTATGGTGGTTCATCACAACCTTTATTTAGACAACCTGTAGAAGGATCTGGTTTCGCAGTAGCACTAAGGGTAAACGATGGGGGAGTAACTGCACCTTATTCACTAAAAGGATTTCAGTTAGAATATCAATTAGGAGCAAGAAGATAAATGGGAGATACATACACTAGACAGTCTTCATACACTGACGGAGACGTAATAACTGCAGCTCATACCAATGATGAGTTCAATCAGTTACTAGCAGCCTTTCAAGCAAGCACAGGACACACCCACGATGGCACAGCCAACGAAGGTGGCCCTATAACAAAACTGTTAGGCAACACTCTTACGTTTGGTGCAGGGACAGCAGGAACAGATATAACAATAACCTTTGATGGTGAAACATCAGATGGTGTACTAAAATGGATGGAAGATGAGGACTACTTTGAGTTTAGTGACGACATACTTATTGCTTCTACAGAGAAGCTACAATTTAGAGACACAGCAATATACATCAATTCATCTACCGATGGACAATTAGACTTAGTAGCAGACACAGAAATACAAATTGCTGCAACAACCATAGACATAAATGGTAACGTAGATATATCAGGAACATTAACGATAGGCAGTGCAGGCATATCTGAAGCAGAACTTGAGATACTAGATGGTGCTACAGTAACAACTGCAGAACTTAACATACTTGACGGTGTAACTGCAACCACTGCAGAACTAAATATATTAGATGGTGTAACGTCTACTGCAGCCGAACTCAATATCTTAGATGGGGTAACATCTACTACTGCAGAATTAAATCTGGTTGATGGGTCAAGTGCAGGTACAATCGTAAACAGCAAAGCAGTTGTGTATGGATCTAGTGGAGAAGTAAACGCTACAACGTTACAAATAGCAGGCACATCAATTACATCTACTGCAGCAGAACTTAATATATTAGATGGGGTGACATCTACTGCAGCCGAGTTAAATATTTTAGATGGCGTGACATCTACTACTGCAGAGCTTAATATATTAGACGGAGTAACGTCTACTGCGAGTGAAATTAATTTACTCGATGGATCAAACAAATCAACTTCATCTATTACCATTGCCGACAGTGATGCCTTTATTATAATAGATGGCAATACAACCAAACAAATACCTGCTTCTGATATAACCACATATATTGCAGCGGCTGATATCACTGGAGTGGCTGCAGGCGTAGGTCTTAGTGGAGGTGGTACATCAGGTGACGTAACTCTTACTCTTGATTTTTCTGAGTTAAGTGATGTTACTCCTGCAAATGGTGATAAACTTGCTACACTAGATTCTGATGGATCTACAGAACAATTAACAACCGTAGCGTCTCTTGCTACGTTGTTTGCAGGCACAGGTTTATCTGCATCTAGTTCTGTAATTAGTATTGATGCAGCCCAAACAGGTATAACCAGTTTACTTGCAACAGACATCAAGATAGGTGAAGACGATCAAACAAAAATAGATTTTGAGACTGCTGACGAGATACATTTTTATGCAGCCAACGCAGAACAAGTCTTTGTTGCAGATGGAGTCTTTGGGCCGCAAACAGATAGTGACGTAGATTTAGGTACAACTGGCGTTAGATTTAAAGATGCCTTTGTAGATTCTCTAACTGTTACAGGTGATATTTCTGTGGGTGATGATCTTACAGTTGAGGGTGGAGTTATTGATCTTAAAAACACTGGGTCACAATCAGAACTTAGATTATATTGTGAGTCTAGCAACGCACACTACGCTGCACTTAAAGCTCCTGCTCATAGCGATTTTTCTGGTAACACTGCATTAACTTTACCTGCTGTTACAGACACACTTGTAGGACTTGCAGCAACTCAAACTTTAACAAACAAAACTTTAACAAGTCCGAAGATAAATGAAAACGTGGCAGTTACTGCAACTGCAACAGAGATAAATCTTTTAGATGGTGTAACATCTACCACTGCAGAATTAAACATACTAGATGGCGTAACATCAACTGCTGCAGAGTTGAACATACTTGATGGTGTTACAGCGACAACTGCAGAATTAAATATACTTGATGGTGTTACATCCACAGCAGCCGAGTTGAATTTAGTAGATGGCATAACAGCAGGCACAGTATCTGCATCAAAAGCAGTTATAGCAGATTCAAACAAAGACGTAAGTGGTTTTAGAAACGTGGGTATGACAGGTAACTTAACTGTTTCAGGTGATGCTATAGTTATGAATACAAACACTGCAGGTCATTTACTAATAGCAGATGGCACGGATTTTAATCCAAAAGCAGTCGGTGACTTATCAGAAATATCTACAGTTGCCAATGACGATGTGTTTTTAGCCGTAGACACATCAGGTGGTGGTTTAAAGAAAATTACACGAAGCACAATTGTTTCAGGACTAGCTGTATCAGGCACAGGTATAGATAATATAGTTGAAGATACTACACCTCAGTTAGGTGGCGACTTAGATGTAAATGGTAATGACATTACAGGCTCTACAATAACATTAGATTCTTCAGGGGATATTGTACTTGACGCAGATGGCACAGACATAACTTTAAAAGACGGTGGGACAACTTTTGGTAACTTTAAAAACTCTAGTGGTGAGTTAGTAATTCAATCAGGTTCTACACCTACAACTGCCATGACCTTTAGTGGTGCTAACGTAACTTTAGCAGGAAACTTAACTGTATCAGGAACAACAACTACAGTAAACTCAACTACTGTTACTTTAGATGATCACAACATTGTACTAGATAGTAACAATAGTGGAAGTGCAGTAGTTAACGGTGCAGGAATAACTCTAGAAGGTGGTAGTGGTGATGATGCTACATTTACATACAACACAACAGGTCCTAAGTTTGAGTTAAAGTTAGGCTCTAGCCACGAAGATTTACAAGTAGACCAACTTATTGCAGCATCTTTAGATATATCAGGCAACGTAGATGTAGATGGTACTTTAGAAACAGACGCTTTATCAATAGCAAGCACTACAGTCACTGCTACTGCTGCAGAGTTAAACATCATGGATGGGGTCACTGCTACAACTGCAGAACTCAATATTATGGATGGAGTAACTGCTACAACAGCAGAACTAAATATTCTTGATGGTGCTACAGTAGTAGTAGGAGAGATAAATGCACTAGACTTAGGTTCAACTGCTGTCGGTACTGCTATAGCTTCTAAAGCAGTCATACTTGATTCTAATAAAGATTACACAGGAATAAGAAACTTTACCATTACAGGTGAGCTTGATGCGGCTACCTTAGACATTAGTGGTAATGCAGACATAGATGGTACACTTGAAGCAGATGCAATCACAGTAGGTGGCACTGCATTAAACACTGTTATAGCAGGTGTTACTGTTACAGACGCTACTAACGCTGCTCACGTATTAGTTACAGATAACGAAAGTACAGACGAAGATAATTTAATTACCTTTGTAGAAGGTGCAACTTCTAGCACAGGTAACGTTGGATTAGAGATGGATGGTAACTTAACTTACAATCCAAGCACAGGTAGATTAACTGCAACACAATTAGCAGGTACGCTTCAAACTGCTGCACAAACAAACATTACATCATTAGGAACACTAACATCATTAACAGTAGATGACATTACTATTAATGGTAGCACTATATCTGACAGTGGAACTATGACATTAGATGCAGGTGGAGTTTTAAATATTGATTCTAATGATGGTCAAATTAGATTTGAAAGAGGTGGCACAGAGTTTTTTAGAGTTCAAGATTCATCAAACGATGCAATACTTAAACCTATTGCAGATGGTAAAGATATAATTTTTCAACAGAGAGATGGCACTGAAGTAGCAAGAGTTGAAGACAATGGTACATTCAATGTTGTTACAGACAAACTTGCTATAAACGGAACAGCAATTACATCTACTGCTGCAGAGTTAAATATTCTTGACGGAGTAACATCTACCACTGCAGAGTTGAATATCCTAGATGGGGTAACCTCTACTGCTGCAGAGTTGAACATACTTGATGGCGTGACTGCTACAACAGCAGAACTTAATTACAGTGACACAGGTGCATCTGTAGGTACAGTCGTTGCAAGTAAAGTAGTTACAGCAGATGCAAACAAAGACGTAGCATCTTTTAGAAACATTACATTGACAGGTGAGTTAGACGCAGGTTCTTTAGATGTAAGTGGTGACGCTGATATTGATGGAACATTAGAAGCAGACGCTATAACTGTAAATGGAACAGCATTAGATGAGTTTATCTCTGATACTACAGGTGCTATGTTCTCTAGTAATACAGAGACAGGTGTTACTGTTACTTATCAAGACTCTGATAATACCATAGACGTTGTAATAGATGCAGCACAAACAACTATTACATCTCTTCTTGCTACTGACATAAAGATTGGTGAAGATGACCAAACTAAGATAGACTTTGAAACTGCAGATGAGATACACTTCTACGCTGCAAACGCAGAGCAAGTATTTGTATCTGACGGAGTATTTGGACCTGAGACAGATAGTGATGTTGACTTAGGTACAAACAGTGCTAGATTTAAAGATGCGTATGTTGACAGTGTAACTGTTACAGGTGATGTATCAATCGGTGATGACGCATCTGTATCAGGTAGAGCAACAGGAACACAAACAACAGACAATGATGGAAACTTTGATTTAAGTGTAAGTAACTTCTTTAAGTGTACTCCATCAGGTAACTTTACTTTAACTTTATCTAACCCTGCAGAAGGACAATCTGGAACAATCATGTTAGTTAACACTGGGGGTCATACAGTATCTGCCCATGCTAGTGTTGCTATAAATGCAGATATCTTAACAGCAATATCTTCAGCAGGAACATATATGCTTAGTTACTATTGTTCTGCATCAAGTGGTAATGATACAATATTAGTAGGTGCAACAGGAGCTTTAACATAAGATGAGTTTATTACCTGCATCAAGTATAGGCGACGAAAGCACAGGTTTTTATAATGGTGTTGCCACACAATCATTAAGAACCACACGAGGAGATACAAGTTATTTTTATTATACTCCAAGTGCAGGTGATAGAATGTCTGGAACTTTTAATTACTGGGTAAAAGGCGAAGATTTAACTAATACATCTTTAGCTAGATT